CAGGTAACTTATCCGTGTGTAAATTAAACTCAATAATTTCCATACACCTCTCAACCTTCTCAATGTTTTTTTGATTTATAACTTTACCTTTAAACCAGTTATAAACTGACATACGAGATACGCCAAGAGCGTCAGCGATCATACTAGGTGGCAGATTAGCTTTAACACATAGTTTGCCAAACTGCACACCTGTACGTTTTTCGTTCAGATTATTAAGACTTAATAAATATTTATCAGTATATGATTTAGCCATAATATTCTTCCTTATTGTTTAACTGACCACTTCTTAATTGTATTACTAATATCCACAGGTTCTTTTTGAGCACTGCCTGTTGTTTCTTTTAGGTGAGGTTGCTCAGCTTCTACGTCCGACTGTGGAAGTGTTTCAGCTTTAATCTCTTGTGGAGTCTCAGGAGCTTGTGCTTCAACTTGTGGTTGGGCTGGGGCCTGAACTTCTTCTTGTGGTTTATAAATAGAAAGTTTTACAGCTTGAGTAGCCACATCTGACTGTGCTTGTTTCTCAATGATCGGGTAATCATCAGGGTTAACTGCTCCAACTGGAGAGAATAAAACTTTAGGCACAGGTGATTTAGTATCAAATTGCATCTTAGTAATAACTCTAGAAGCCGCGACATTATTGTTCGCCAGCATTTGAACGTAGGGTCTGAAGCCCCACTTACCACTTTCTTCTTTCTGCCAACAAGATGTAGAAGGCAATACTAATTGTAGCACATCTCCGCTTGGATCATCAGGTAACACTACTGCTGTTCTCCAAGATAATCTACATTGTTTACCATTAGCTGCCGCAGAATTTCTCACGCTATATGGACACTCGCTACACGACTTTGCTCTAGGCTCTTCAACATCAGCGTCAGGTTTGTTTGAGTCACTTGACCAACACACAGGACTAGCTTGAACACCTTCCTGATATGCCTGATCGTAGAACATACGAGACGCATTGTGAGCCATCTTTACAATAATTACATTCATGTGGCGGTCTTCAATAGCACCAACTTCTTTACCACCTGCATACTTTCTAAACACCCCACCTTTGATAGAGATTCGTTTAGAGCCTGACGATACACCACCTGCAACGGCAAGGGTATCTTCGTCTAGCCCAGTTTGTATCAAAGCAGGATTCTGATTAATAATATTTGCTAATTCATTAGACATGGTTTCTCCTTAAGATTTACTAGGTTTTTTAACTACAATATTGTATTCTCGAATCGAACTAACTCCAGGTGGTAGCCCTTCGTTGCCGTGAGTAATCATATACTCTTTGAGATTACCGTTATGCAGTCTTTGTTGCATAAGCTCTATAAGTCCGTTTTCTAGAATGAATGGTTTTAAACTATCCCAGTCACTACATACAAAATTTTCTCGTAGAGTTTTAATAATGGTTCCTTGTCCAGTCTTGATGCTGTCTGCATTAATCTTATTACACTGAGCTAAAAGAACTTCTTCGATCTGAGCAAGCTCTCTTTTTAAATCAGAGTCTTTAACTTCGTATTCTTGCTTAATCCTATTTCTTTCATTCCGTATCTTAAGATACACAGATACAATATCATCAAGACCAACTTCTTGTGTGTCGCTCACTTTGGTTCTCCTTTCATGAATTTACTAAGGACGCGTCTTACGTCTTCTATTGATGTCAAAGCATTCCTATGTGTGTTGCCTGTTTTTTCAAGGAAGTTTTCTACGTCAATTGAGTAACTAGACAGCGTAGTTAATACTAACGCCATCATAAATAATTCTATTTGATCCTTACTATGACAATTGTCATGCACAAAGTCATCTAATATATTTCGTAATAACTCAAACTCTTCTTTTGGAAATTCGTTGCTCACTCAATAACCTCTCTATATAAATCTACTAACTTCGTGTGAGCATCAACTTTACCCTGAAGCATGTTATACATTTTCTTTTCTACATCTGAGCCTTGCAGATGCACGACCGTCATTTTGTTTTTTTGTCCAACACGATCAATCCTAGCTACACATTGTAGATAAGTTTCAACTGACATCACTGGTGACCAAAAAACTATTGTGTCTGCTCTCGTTAAAGTAACTCCGTGTGATGCTGATTGAGGTTGGATAATTAAAACTTGGGGATCATCTAATGATTGAAACTGTGTAATGATTCTAGCTCTTTCATTAGCTGTTACTGATCCACTTATAATTTCAGTACTTATTCCTTGCGCCCCTAAATGTTTTGATAAAATTTCTATTGTATGTCTAAAGGGAACAAAGATTAAAACTTTGTTTTCTGTCTGATCTAATACTTCGTCCAGTGCAGATAAGCGAGGACGAACATCAAATTCAACTACTTCTTTTTCATCTGTATATACTGCACCGCCTGATATTTGTAGTAGTTTACTTAGCCCAGCCGCCGCATTTACAGCACTAATTTGTTCTCCTGCGGCTTCAATAAGCATTTGTTCTTTCAAGCGTTTATAATATTTTGCAACTACTGGTGTCAGTGGGACTTCTCGTGTTTGATACATTACATCAGGAAGGTCTAGACAATCATCTTTACTAAATCTTATCGCAGGTTGTAATGCTTTAAACACATCGTCTTTAGCTGTATCTTTCGGTATCCACTTAAATCTTGTTACTTGATACATAACTTTGTCACGCCAAGCCGCTAAAAACTTAGGCACTCTATGAGGGCAAACTATTTTTGCTAGTCCATAAGCATCTAATGGAGATTGGGCGGCAGGGGTACCAGTCATTAACCAAAGCCTCGTCTCTGGTTTAATAAGTTTAGCTAAGGTTTTCCAACGAGCCGTACTAGGAGATTTATACGCGTTTGCTTCGTCGATTATTATCAGATCAAATTCACCTTTAGCTATACTTTCTCTGACGATACCCACACCATCGTAGTTTATAATCACTATTTCATAATCTTTGTTTTCAATAATCTTTTCACGCTTACTTGCACTGCCGTGAGCAATAGCCACAGACCTATGCATACAGGTACTAAATACATCATCTTGCCATGCACTTTGCATAATAGATAACGGACATATAACTAATGTTCTTTTAATTTCATTTTGTTTCATTAAATAATCCATAGCCCACAGAGCAGACGAAGTCTTACCTGTACCTGCTTCATTAAAACAAAAAGCTCGGTGATTTATAGATAAAAATTCTGCTGTTGTTTTTTGGTGTTCAAAAGGTTGATAAGATCCCGGCCAATCATAATCTCTTGACATGGGACTGGGTAATGGTTTTCTAAATGATATTAATTGATTAAGACGGGTCATCTCTTGCAGACCCCAGTAGACTAGAACTTCAACTAACTTACCTTTGTTGTTTACTATCTCTGACTTTTCTATATTACTTTGTATATGGCTTACCATATAATCGGGAACTAAAAATTTAACTGCTGTATTATCTACTATTTCCATACTATCCTTTCTAAACTGATACTTTACTATAATAACTTATGTAATTCAACTATTATTTTACTTTATTATGTGCTACTACTTTTCGACACCACTCTAAATATTCAGGTATTGGTAGGGTGCTTCTGAAAGAATTTACTGCTCGACAAACTAATTGAACATTCTCAATATTATACTCTTCTCCAGCTTTAATTCTATCTATACTTGCATTAGTCCAAGTCGAACTAAGGTCTGAGTCATGATACTTTCTATAACAAGTCATCTCAACTCCTGAGAGAGCACACTTATAATTTTGTTTCTTTAATATGTCTATTAATATTTCAGGACTAAGGTCTTTTCTATCCTCTCGACTATTTAATATGCCTTTGAAAAACCATTCCCAATTACCTTCATTCTTCTCATAAACTCTTTGTCTATATGCCATCTTTCTACATCTATAAGAACAATAAGTTTTGCCTGCTTTAGTATAATCAAACTTCTGATTACATGTAGGGCAAGGTCGTTTTTCCATCACTGATTAAACTCGCAACTGGACACAGGACACCACCGACACAACGGAGTAGGACTAGGTAGCCATACATCAGAGTCATAAGAATTATCTAGTCTTGATAAAGCCTTTTCAAATATTGCCCACGATAAATCTTTATCTTCTCTTTTGTATTCGTCAGTGATAAATGTCTCATGCATTAAAA